CCGGGACTGGCTCTGCTATTGATCTGCAGGGCTATGAAGGCGACATGGCTGTGCTGCTGGACGCCGAAGCCGGCGGTGCTGGCATCACCTACGCCGTGAAGCTGACCGAATCCGACACCTCCGGCGGTACTTACACCGACGTGACTGGTGGTGGCTTCACCACCACTGCCGCCAACACTGCTTCGCTGCAGAAGATTTACGTCAACGTCACCTCGCTGAAGCGCTACGTCAAGGTCTCTGTGACCGTGGCTGGTGGTACTGGCGCTGGTGCTGTTGCTGTGATCGGTTTGGCCTCGGCTAAGTACGGCTGATCATGGCGATCACGGAGGATCTGGATATCTTTTTGGCGGACTTTGGCGTTAGCTGTACGGCTGGCGCCACTACCGCCAATGGGATCCTGGACATGCCTAGCCAGGTGATCAGCGATGGGATGGTGCTCACCACCGACTACACGCTGACGGCCAGAGCCTCTGCATTTGGGAGCCTCATCCGTGGTGATTCAATCACTGTGGATGGGGCTTCTTACACCGTCCGCGAGACGATGCTCATCGACGATGGCAAGTTCGTCCAGCTCGGGATTCAGAAGACATGAGCGGTCCCTTCAAGGTCAACACACGGAGCCAGTGGGCAGCGCAGAATCCTGTGCTGATGGCAGGAGAGCCTGGCCTTGAAAGTCAGACCGGCAACCTGAAGATTGGTGACGGCAGAACGGCATGGAATACGCTGCCGTATTTCAGCAGTCCAGCGAACTGGGCATCGTTCTGGGATACAACGTCGCAGACGGCTACGGCTAATACGCCAACGTCGATCCTGCTGCGCAAGAACGACCTGGACAATCGTGGCATCAAAGTGATCTCGGATAGCCGAATCACGGTCGATCATCCTGGGATCTACAGCTTCACGTTCTCGATTCAGTTCAGCAATACCGACACCAGCATCCATGACATCAACGTGTGGCTGCGCAAGAATGACAGCGGCGCAAGTGGCGACGTGGTTGACAGCGATAGCAAGTTCAGCATCATTGCTAGTCACGGCGGCACGCCTGGCAACGTGATCGGGACCGTGAACTTCATCCTCAAGCTGGCGGCGGCGGACTATATCGAGCTGATCTGGGCGACTAGCAACGTTGCTGCATACATCCACGCCGAAGCCGCGGCGACCAGTCCGTTCACGCATCCGGGGATTCCGGGCATCATTTGCACAGTGGTGCAGGTGGCATCGGCATGACAACGAAGCGCGAGTCGATCCTGGCTGGTATCCGCACGGCGCTGACGGGCACCACTGGTGTGAGCACCAGGATCTACCGCAGCAGGGTCGAGCCGCTGGCTAGGGGCGAGCTACCGGCGATCGTGGTCGAGCCGATCAACGATGTATGCGTACAGTTGACCAGCACGCCAACGCTGGACTGGACGCTCACCGTGCGCATTGCGGTGATCGTGCGCGGCAATATCCCAGATCAGGTAGCTGATCCGATCGTGGAGAGCTTGCACGCGAAGGTGATGGCGGATCTAACAGTTGGCGGCCATGCCTACGACGTCCAGCCGACAGGCGTGAGCTTCGATATGCAGGAGGCCGACCAGCCATCTGGTGTGATCTCCTGCGACTACGTTGTGAAGTATCGGACCCGTGTCGCTAATTTGGCGCAGAGTCCGTAGTAGCTACGATGATGGACGAACACAAAGGCCAGGGCGGCAGCTATCTGGTCGACAAGAAAACCGGCAAGCGAAAGCTCATCGAGCGAACTCAGCCGGCTCCCCATCCACAACCTGAGGTAGCCACCGATGGCATCAGTTCTGACGCGCCGGCGCCTGATCCTGGCGAAGATTGAAAGCACTTACGCGCAAGATTCGAGCCCAACCGGCGCGAGCAATGCGATCTTGGTGCGCAACCTCGAGATCCAGCCACTGGTCGCTGAGACTGTGAACCGCGATCTGGTTCGCCCTTACATGGGGCAAGCCGATCAACTGCTGGCTCAGACCAGGGTCGAGGTGAGCTTCGAGGTGGAGCTGGCCGGCTCTGGCACGGCTGGCACCGCTCCGGCCTATGGTCCGGTGCTGCGTAGCTGCGGTCTGTCTGAGACACTGGTGACCAGCACCAGCGCCACCTACGCGCCCGAGAGCAGCGGCTTCGAGAGCTGCACCATCCACTACCACGAGGATGGCATCCGCCACAAGCTGACCGGCTGCCGCGGCACCTTTGAGATCAACGGTGAGGTGGGTCAAATCCCCGTGATCAGCTTCACCTTGACGGGCATCTACAACGCCCCGACCGATGAGACGCTGCCCACCCCGACCTACGCGAACCAAGCTACCCCGCTGATCTTCAAGCAGGGCAACACCACCAACTTCACCGCCTTCTCCTACAGCGGCTGCCTGCAGAGCTACAACTTCAGCATGGCCAATGACGTGATCTATCGCGAGCTGGTCGGCTGCGCGAAGGAGATCATGATCACCAACCGGGCGCCTAGCGGCACCATCGTGATCGAAGCTCCGACCATTACGGCCAAGGACTTCTTCACGATCGCTACCGGCAGCAGCACCGGCAGCATCACCTTCCAGCACGGCACCACCGCTGGCAACATCGCCACGGTGACCACTGCTCAGTCCGACCTGGGCAACCTGAGCTATTCGGATCAGGATGGCGTGCAGATGCTGAACATGCCGTTCATTGCGGTTCCGACCAGTTCAGGCAATGATGAGTTCAGTCTCGTCTACACCTGACCTTGGCTTTCGTTCTTAAGCAGTCGGACACCTACTCGTGGCCGATCGCATTTGATATCCCCGTCGACGGTGGCCGTATGCAACGGCAGACCTTCGACGGGGAGTTTCGTCGGTTGAGCCAGTCCCGCATCACGGAGATCGGCGCCCAAATCAAGACCGAGGAGATCACTGATGCTGATCTTGCAGCCGAGGTTCTGGTCGGCTGGTCTGGTGTGACCGATGGCGATGGCAAAGAAGTGCCCTTCAGCCAGAAAGCACTGGAGCAGTTGCTCGATGTGCCAATGCTGGCGAGCGCCATCACGGTGGCCTACTTCGAGAGCCTGCAGGGAGCTAAGCGAAAAAACTGATTGAGGCCGCTGAGCATTGGGCAGGCGGTGGCGTTGTGGACGAAACCGCCGACGATGCCGCGGCCATGGGCATTGAGCTGCCGGATCTGCCCCCACCTCCCGAGGAAGACTTCGGCATCCTGCCGGAGAACTGGCCGGTGGTTGAGATGTTCCTGCGAGTCCAAACGCAGTGGCGCACCACGATGAGTGGAGTGATCGGCCTGGACTATGCAGCAGTGCGTTGGCTGTTTAAGCTGTACGACGTAGAGGAACCGCGCGCGCTGCTGGAGGATCTTCAGGTGATGGAGGCCGCAGCGATGACGGTGATCAATAAGCAGGGGGCATAGCCATGGCAATGAACATGGAGGCCATGCTGAAGATCACCGCCAATGTGGTGGGTGAGAACAATATCCGGCGCCTTGGCAATTCGATGCAAGGCCTCGAGGGGCGCATCAAGAACGCCAACATGGCGACCAACCTGCTCTACACCGGCCTCAAGAGTTTGGCCGCTGTGGCCGTGACTGGCGGTGTGGTGGCGCTAGCAAAGTCGGCGATCGACTTGGCGGATGATATGCGCGATCTGTCGCAACGCACTGGCGTTGGCGTGGAGACGCTGGGGCAGTTCAAGGTGGCGGCGGAGCTGAGCGGCAGCAGCCTCGAGGGCGTGGCAAAGGGGCTGACATTCCTGAACAAGAACATGGTGGCCGCGGCCACTGGTACGGAAGCGGCAGCGGCTGCATTTAGGACGATCGGCGTTGCCACCACCGAAGCGGATGGCACGCTGCGTAGCGCTGACAAGGTGTTCCTCGATGTAGCTGATCGGTTTGCTCAGTTGCGTGATGGACCTGAGAAGGCAGCACTGGCGATCAAGATATTCGGCAAAGCTGGCGCCGAACTGATCCCGATCTTGAACCTCGGCAGCAAGGAGATCCAGCGCTTCGGCCTCGGCATCGGTCCCGACTTTGCCGATAAGGCTGATGCGTTCAATGATCAGCTCGGCCTGATGAAGGCTCAGACCACTGTGCTCACCGTGCAGATCGGATCAGCATTGCTGCCGGTGATGAGTGGGTTGGTGAGTGTGATCACGCAGGCGATCACCTTCGTCGGCAATCTTGCGGGCGAGTTCTACAAGGCGATCGGCGGCGCAGCAGGACTGCAGCAGGTTGCTGCTGGATTGATCAAGACGATGGTGGTGCTCGGCGGTGTGACTGCTGGCGTGTTTATCGCAACCAACATCACGACCTTCGCAACTGCGCTGCGAGGTGTGCTCGGCGTGATGCGCGGCATGTTGGTGCTTGAGCGGGCAATGCTTGCAGTGCAAACGGCACGCGCCGCGGTGCTTAGCTTGATCGCTGGCCTGCAGACTCCTGGACCTGCGCAGGCAAAGGCCGTCGGCTTGGTCACCGGCGGCGCCGTTGGGGTCGGATTAGCTGTTGGCCTCAGCAAGCTGATCGATGACATCACCAAGAAGATCGGCGCTAGCTTGCAGGGCGCCATGACGATGCCCAACATCCCGACCCCTCCACCCGGCACTACACCGGACCTGAGCGGCTTGCGCACAGGCGCTGGCGCGAAGCCGAAGAAAGCAGAGGAGATGAGCCAAAAACTGTACCAGCTCGAGCTTGATCTGCTTGAGGCGCAGCGGAAGGAAAACGAAACGCAGGTAGCTTCAATTAAGTACGAGATCGCTCAGCAGAAGTTTGCAGAGAGCAAGCTGAAGAACCGCAACGATATGCTTGAGCTAGCCAAGGCCGAGCGGCAATACATGGAAGACATTGCTGACATAGCGACGAAGACGGGCGCCGCTGTTGCGCAGGACTTTATCAAGCGCAACCAACTGCAGGAGGATTACAAGCGCACTGTGGAGGAGCTGCAGATCAAGGCTGGCCTGATCACCGGCGACAAGCTTAAGCAGGTCGAGATTGATCGCGAACTGCAAACGATCCTCGAGCGTCTGCCTGGCCTGACTCAAGCGCAGATCGACAAGCTGAAGGATTTGGTTGCGGCCAGCAAGCGAGTTAAGGATGGCTTCGGTGACACTTTTGGCGAAAGCCTTCGGCAGTATTACGACAGCTTGAAGAACTTTGGCGAACAGGTTGCCGGTTCAGTGAAAAGTGCCTTTCAAGGTTTGGAGGATCAACTGACCAGCTTCGTCACCACCGGCAAGGCGAACTTCACCGATCTGGCCAACAGCATCATCGCCGACATTGCTCGCATCGCGATTCGGCAGGCAATCATCAAGCCGCTGGTGGGTGGTGTGTTCGATCTGTTCGGTATCCCTAAGAGCGCCATGGGCAACGTCTTTGCCCAGAACGGCATCCAGAAGTTCGCCCGTGGCGGCATCATCGACAAGCCGACGATATTCCCCTTCGCCAATGGCATCGGCCTGATGGGCGAGGCCGGACCTGAGGCGATCATGCCGCTGCGCCGCGGGCGTGATGGCCGCCTCGGCGTGCAGGCTGCCAACGGCGGCGGTGCTGTCAGCGTGGTCGTGAATGTTGACGCCAGCGGCACCAGCGTTCAAGGTGATAACGCCAAGGGCGCCGAGTTCGGCCGGGCAATCAGCGAAGCCGTCAAGAATGAGATCGTGATTCAGAAGCGCCCAGGAGGCTTGCTCAACTAATGGCCACCTTCTCCTACACGCCCAGCTTCGAGGCCACTGAGATCAGCAAGCCGCGGGTGGTCACCTTCGAGGCAGGTGATGGCTACCAGCACCG